CCAGCTATTGATCCAATCTACAATCAGTTTGAGGTCGACAAATTCCTCAGTTGCCTCGCCCGCAGCTTCCGCCAGATCTGGAAGCTCTACAAGCAGTACGGCCAAGATGAGGTTATGTTCCGCGTCATGGGCGTTAAGGACGTAAACCTGCAACTGTTCAACAAAGGGGACATCAACGAGGAGTTTGATTTCTACCTTTCGTGGGATGTTCAGTCGACCGACTTCAAGCGCATGAGCGAAAAATGGACTGCTATCATCCAGGCGTCCCAATCCCTCGACCGCGACGGCATTATTGACTATTCCGCCCTCTGCACGGCGTTTATCTCGACCATCGATCCAAATATTGCTGAACGCATCATCCGCCCTGCCCAACAAGGCCAGCAGAAGATTGTTGAGGACGAACAGAACGACCTGACGCAGATCTTTGCCGGTATTTCCAAGAACATCAAACCCGGCACGCCTCCGCAGCTTGGATTGCAGGTAATCCAGCAGTACTTGCAACAGCCTGACGTTCAGCAACGGTTTGCCCAGGACCAATCATTCCGCGACCGTCTTGAAACCCGCAAGAAACAGTACGAGTTCCAAATCCAGCAGCAACAGAACGCTGTAATTGGTCGCCTTGGCGCCTCCATGCCTAATCCGACCGCAGCCAATGCCTCACAATGAAGAAACACCGCGATCCCCATCAGAGTTTTACGGATAAGTTTTCCCGGCTTCGTCATGCCATGTTCAGTTTGGTTGGTAACGACAACTTTCAGGACTTCATCGAGGAACTGCGTGAAATGCAGCACTCCACGATGATCGACCTGTGTTCTGATCTTGTAGTTCAAAACGATCGCATGACTCTTGCATCCACAGGCGAGCTTCGTGCGTACTCTCAGATCATTGGTCTGTACGATGACTTTGTTCAGCAGCAATTGCAGCAGGCAGAAACTGACGCTGAAGAGCGAAATGTTTAATACTGTCAGATTGCACGTAGCAATATCGTGTATTTATTGTTGACAGCTTAGTTGGTGGATCCATTTGTACCGATACTTGGCATCCGCCATGTCCACAGCCCTTGGGGGCTATAATCCCATGTCTAACGAAACAGTCGAATCCGCTCCTTCACAGCCAGCCGAAGTATCCAATACTAACGCAAAAAGTGATGCACCGAAGAACAGCAATCTGAGTGTCGCGCAAGCAGCGCAACGACTCCTTAACATCGAGTCGGAAAACGCAAAAGCTCAACGACCGACTGAACAGGCTGCTGAGACGCCGGACAAAGCGTCAGATAATTCAGTCAACCCAGACAAAGCTACCGCCGAGTCTGCCGAGCCGAGCCAAAAGGCGGAAACGCCCGATGGTGAAGCTGATGTTCTTTCTCAGGATATTACACCAGAGCTTCAGAAGAAAATCGACAAGCGTATCGGCAAAGAGGTCGCAAAACGCAAAGCTTTGGAGTCACAATTGGCGCAGTTGGAAGCACGGATCGGAGAGCAAGCAAACTCCCCGGCCCAAGCTGAACAACCAGCGCAAAAGGCCGCACCGGCTCAGATGCCTGTAAATGTGCCATTGGCCCAGATCGATGACTTCCAATCACTGTCTTCCTTACAGCAGCAGGCCAAGGAAGCGAAACGCTTTGCCCAGGATCAACTGGACCGCGATGACTTTGAGCCGATTCAGATTGGCGATACTGTACTTGGACGGAGTGAGTTGAAGGCGATCCTGCGTAATGCAGAGAAAACCCTTGATGATGACATTCCAGCCCGGTCGCAGTTCCTGACGCAGAAGCAGCAGTCGCAGCAAGTCGCCCATCAGATGTTCCCATATCTGAAAGACAAGAATGCGCCTGAGTACGTCCTCGCCCAGCAAGCATTGTCACAGATGCCCTGGATGAAGAACCTGCCTAATGCGGATTGGATTATTGGAGTGCAGATCGAAGGTCTTCGATCCCTTGAGGCCAAGCAGAAGTCTGCCAAAACAGACGGGAAACCCAAAACTGCCATGAGCAACCGCCCTCCATCCAGTCAAACAGTAGTTTCTTCCAACGGTGGCGATGTTCGTATGCCGTCAGCGGCCAAATCAGCCAATCAAATTGAAGCTCTCAGGTCGCAATTGTCCCGAAAAGGTGGCGTCACGGCAAACGAAGCAGCAGCCTTTCTGCTGGCTAAGGAAAAAGCAAAATTCAACCGTTAAACTCGTTTTACAATGGCCCTATCTACTACTTACAACGTCGCCGGTGATCGTGAAGATCTCACGGACTTTCTGACTATCCTCGCTCCCGAGGACACTCCCAAGATTTCGACTTTCTCGAAAACGAAACGCATGACGAATGCGTATCAAGAATGGCAAGTGGACAGCCTTTCTGCCGTCAGCTTTGGTGGCGTGTTGGAAGGTCAGGATGTCCTCGCCTTCTCCAATCAAGCTGTCAACCGCGCTCGTCTGGGCAATTACGTCCAGCAGTTCCGCGAACAGTGGATGGTCTCCCGTCTTCAGGAGGCTTCTGACGTTGCTGGCGTGTCCAGCGAAGTCGCGAACGCCAAGATGAAGGCGATGCGCGAGATTAAGCGCGACATCGAAGCCTGTATCGGTTCGGACAACGACCGCCAGCAGGAAGCCCCGCCGGCGCCTTACAAGGCCCGCGCCCTCGGCAAGTGGATCAACAACACCCCTGGCACCGACGTTCCCGCTGCGTTCCGTACGCCTGCGGCTAACATTCTTAGTTCTAGCACCACTAGTGCTCTCTCTGAGTCGGAGTTCAACGATGTCTTCCAGTCGATCTTCCAACAGGTCGGCGGTCGCCGCTCGTACACGCTGTTTGCCGGTCCCTCGCTCAAGCGTGCGATCAGCAAGTTCCAGCGTTCTGAAGGCAGCTCCGGCACGACCAAGACCTACCAGGTCATGCAGAATGCTGATGAGCACCAGATCGACCTCGACGTTACCATGTACGTGGGCGACTTCCACACCGTCACGATTGTCCCTGACTTGTTCAACGGCATTCTTGATGGCGGCGATCCCTCGACCACGACCAACCAGCAGAAGGCTCGCGGTTACGTCATCGATCCTGAGCTTGTCGGCATCGGCTACATGCTCGGTATTGAGTCGAACGAATTGCCTGATCTTGGTGGCGGTCGCCGTGGATTCATCCTCGCTGCGCTTACCCTCATGGTTAAGAATCCGCTTGGTCTGGGCAAATTTGCTCAATCCAGCTAAACCACATCCCTTAACTAAACAAGGATACTACCATGGCTGATACACCAGTAACCATTACCCGCGCCGACCTCTCCCAGCTTTCGCTGCAAGAGCAAGCTCGCGGCTTCTCCAACAAGTTCCACGTTGATTACCCTGATGTTGCTCTCGGTTCCGGCAATGCCGATACCGTGACGCTGACGCTCGGTACGCTTCCGTCGAACTTCATCATCAACAATGCGCTGGTGAACATCACGACTGCCTTTGCTGGCACGACGGCGTTCTCGGTGAATGTCGGTACGACCAGCAGCACCAGTGCGCTCGTCACGGCCCAATCCGTGAAGACGGCGGGTGTGCTCACTGGTGTCCCAACCACTGCTGCCCTCGTCAAAGGCACGGCGTCTGTTAACCTCGTTGCGATCTTCACGAACTCAGGTGGCGGTGGCAGTCCCTCGGCCCTGACCGCTGGCGCACTGGATATTTATCTGAACATCGTGGATCTTTCCGATCCGACGAAGCTCGGCTAAGTAATCTCAAACAGGGGCATCCTCATCCGAGGCTCTGCCCCTTTCTTTTTTTAATGAGCAGCGATCAAATCATCACAGAGATCCCCAAGGAGTTTGTCCGCAAATGGTGGTGGGAGATCCAGAACGGTCTGCCCAACGAGAAGGCCAAGGTCCATGAGGACCAGGCTCGTCTTGCTGCCAAGATGCGGCAGGAAGGCTCCACCAAGATGGAAGGACTGGGGCAGATGGCTGCGCGTATCAACAGCCGCCTCTTCTTCCGTTTGCAGGGTCAGCATGGTAACAACGTGCATGAGTGGATGCCTGAGTATCTGAAGGATAATCCGCATCTCTGTGCTGTTGGCTATCGTCCCAAGGTTAACGCTGCTCGTCACGGTTTGACAGGTGGATGGCTTAAAAACAAAGACTAAGTGAGAACGATCCCCTACAGTCGCGCTTTGTCTAACATTTGCGGACTGATTGGCGTGCCTACGTCTCGTCTGACGACGGAGACAGCGCAATCGATCAATGATCTGTTTAACGCGAACGTGCGGCAGATCTGGGGTGCTGGCAACTGGCCAGACCTGACTGGTTGGGGTGAGGCTCGGTTTGTGGGTAATTCGCTCACCTACCCCAACGACCTTTCCCAAACGGCATATTGGACGGCAACGAATGTAACGGTCACGGCCAACAACATCAGCAATCCAGCGGACAACCGAGTTACCGCCAGCAAGGTGCTTGAGACGGTTACCAATGCCGAGCACAACGTAACCCAGGTTGTAACCGCATTTGGCGCCACGATGTACCAGGCGAGCGTCTACGCACGTCCAGCAGGTAGGAATTACCTGTATTTGGCTGTAAACGATGGTACAACCACGTTTTCCACCTTCTTCAATGTCCAGACAGGCAATCTTGGCACTCAAACCAATGTTCAGAGTGCAAACGTGCAGCAATGCGCTAACGGTTTCTTCCTTTGCACCATCTTTTATCAGACTGGAGCCGATGCTACCAGCCAGACCTACAAAGCGGGCGTCAGCACGGACGGAAGTACGATTTCCTACCCTGGCGACATCACCAAGGGATTGTATCTGTGGGGCAACCTGATTGTTCAGCAGAACAACGTCTCCCCGCAGCAGTTCACCCTTCCGTGGGATCAGACAGGGGAAGCCGAGATTGATGTTCTGTTTCAAGCCTGGGTGGACAGTCCTGCAATGATCACCTATCCCCGTGGGCAGGGGTTTGTCGTGACGAGGGATGGGTTCCAGATGATTTCCAGTGCTGGTGGGTTCATGGGAACCAATGGGTACGTCAGCTACAACACGAACCCGGCCAATCCGATCTACATCTACTACCGGCGCGTCCCCTACAATTACTCAGGTGATGAGTTCTCGGCTACGGCAACCTACGTTGCTGGCCAGTACATCTATTACACGAAGACTACGGGAGCTTTGACCGGCACCAGTGACTACTACAAATGCTTGGCCACAACCACGGCAACGCAGGATCCAGAGGATACTCCCAGCAAGTGGGATATTCAGCTTGTTCCTGAGATGATCAGTCAGCCGTTGATCTGGCAGACCTACGGTGACTGGCTGATCCAGGATGGTCAGGCTGACAAAGCAGCGCAGGCTTACGGCATTGTCGAAGTGAAGAAGAATGAGGAATGGGACCGCATCCAACGGCAGATGCCAGACAGCTTCCAAATGACCGTCAGCAC